TGGTGTTATCAAATATGCCAAATCTGATAGAATAAAAAACACCATAACAACAGTTTCAGGATTATTGAAAGATAAAATAAACGGTATTGGAATTAATAAAAAACAATGGGAGGATGCTTCTGCTGACGATCATGCTGCTTCTGCTGATGATTATGTTGCTGCTTATGATCATACTGCTGCTTCTGATTATGCTGCTGCTGCTGCTGATATTGCTTCTGATTATGCTGCTTCTGCTTCTGCTGCTTCTGCTGCTTCTGCTTCTGCTGCTGATATTGCTTCTGATTATGCTGCTGCTGCTGCGGGTGCTTCTGCTGCTTCTGCTGCTATTGTTATTGCTTCTGATTATGCTTATGCTTACGATTCTGCTTATGTTTCTGCTAAAGAAGAAGCTTACATCAAACAAGCAGAAAAACTAATCGAGATTCTTAAAAATTCTTAATAAAAATATATACCCAACAATATTTCCAATTTTGAACTATCGCAATAAAAACATTTAACACTACTTAATCAACTTACAAAGAAAATTAATATGAAACAACTAACTAAAGAAGAGATATCAGAAATACTTAAACAACATAAGATTTGGTTAGAATCGGGCCATAAGTTGGGGAGTAAGGCTAATTTATCTGGAGCTAATTTATCTGGAGCTAATTTATCAGAAGCTAATTTATCTAAAGCTAATTTATTAGAAGCTAATTTATCAGAAGCTAACTTATATAAAGCTAATTTATCAGAAGCTAATTTATCAGAAGCTAATTTATATAAAGCTAATTTATCTAAAGCTAATTTATCTAAAGCTAATTTATTAGAAGCTAACTTATATAAAGCTAATTTATCAGGAGCTTATTTATCAGGAGTTAATTTATATAGAGCTAATTTATCTGGAGTTGATTTAGTAGATGCTAATTTATCAGCAGCTAATTTATCAGGAGCTAATTTATCTGGAGTTGATTTAGTAGATGCTAATTTATCGGGAGCTAATTTATCAGGAGCTAATTTATATAAGGCTAATTTAGAAGGAGCTAATTTATTAGAAGCTAATTTATCAGAAGCTAACTTATCAGAAGCTAAGTTATTTAGGGCCCATTTATATGGAGTTAATTTATCTGGAGCTAATTTGAGTGACGCCAATTTATCTGGAGCTAAAGGCGTTGCCCTTTTTCAATACGAACAGCATCTAGCGGTAGCGTTTGATAATAATAAATATATCGCAATAGGATGTAAATCGTACAAGACGGTAAATTGGGTGAAGAATTTTGAGAAAATAGGGGAGGACGAGTATTACACAAACTCTCAAATAAAAATGTATGGGCAATTCATAAATATGATTAACGAACAACAATCAAATGAAGGAGGTATAAAATGAGTGATAAAATTTTACCTTTCAAAGTAATTGAAGGAACCAGTAAAAAGGAAGAATCCCATTTAATTGAGGATTTAACCGCTTGGGTAAATGAGTATACCCAACAACATTCAACAACGGTACAGGAGATGATTTATTCTCTTGAATTCCTTAAATCTATGATTATGGCAGATATAATAGCTGGACCGGAGGAAGTATGAAGGACTACCTAAAACGAAAACTCTATCAAACAAACCGAGTGTATGCTTGGAAATGTAGATGCTGTATTAAGCCGCAGGAATTTAAACCAGCTAGACGACGTGCACGTAGAACAATTAAACAACGAGATAAGGAGATGGTATATGAAGATACAGCAACAAACACTTCAATATAGAAACTTCAAATAAGTATAGACTGGAGTTTTCGGGAATAGCGAGGTAAGATAAGTTAGTTGGGGTAGGTAAAGGAGAGAGTACCTACCCCAACATGTAAGCCCACGATCAAATAGACTAAACATAAAACTATTATCATTTAATTATATGTGACGGTCAAATTATGCCTAAAAAGGCCCTACCACCATCCGAACCCACAATAGAAGATCTTCCAGACGATTTTTTCGAAGTACTAGCTAATATAGATGACCTAGAGCTTGAGTTAAAACGTAAAACACTTACAGACGACTATAAGGAATTTGCTAAATTTGTATTTAAAGAAATTTTAAACAAACCATTCTTGGACAACTGGCATATCGATAGCTTCGCTAAGATAGCTAGGAAAATAGTAGATGGGGAAATGCAGTATGTTGTAATCAACATCCCACCTAGGTATGGTAAAACACTATTTATGACAATCATATTTAGTGCTTGGACATTAGCCATAAATTCCTCCTCAAGATATATCCATCTTTCCAATTCTAAAAACTTAGTACTAGATAACTCATCCGATGTTAAGAATATTGTTACACACCCCGCCTATCAGGAATTGTGGCCAGTAGAATTGAAAGAGGACTCCAAATCAAAGGAAAAGTGGTACACCACTGACGATGGAGGTATGTACGCCATACCCTCTAAGGGACAGGTAATCGGGTTTGGTGCCGGACAGATGGGTACTGAGGACTTTGCAGGGGCCATTATAATAGATGATCCGATTAAAGCTGGAGATGTCAGTTCTGATATTATTAGGAACAGTATAAACGAGAACTTTAACAAGTCCATAATCACACGGGTCAATAATAAAAGAACCACCCCAATCATCTTGATCATGCAACGCTTACACGAGGATGATCTAGCTGGATTTATATTAGGAGGGTACACTGAGATACCCGTAGATGAAATATACCACATTAATATACCTGCAATTAACGAGGACGGACCTAGTGAGTATGATCCTCGAGATGTTGGGGAAGTGTTGTGGGAAGAAAAACACACATTGGAACATCTTAAGCAAAAAGAAGAAAAAACACCTCAAGAGTATTACGGACAGTACCAACAGAGACCCGCACCTGCATCAGGGATACTATTTGATGTTGAAAACATTAGTTTCTATGACAATATGCCTGATGATGTAACTGATGTTCAAATAGCATGGGATACTGCATTTAAAGACAAGGAAATGAACGACTACACTGTAGGAACGGTGTGGGGGATAGTTAAAACAAGATATCAGGAGGAGTTTTACTTATTAGATATAGTAAGACGTAGGTTAAAATACCCTGACCTTAAAAAGACCCTTAAAGCATTTAGTTGTAAATCATACGGAGGACTTACAGCATCAGTTAACCTAATAGAGGACAAAGCATCGGGGCAGTCGCTAATACAGGATTTACAACAGGAAAATTTCAAGAGAGTTAGACCAATTAATATAAAAGGGTCTAAAATAGAGAGAGCTCAAGCATCAACAGACATGTTCCTACAGGGCAGAGTACATATTCCAAGGAATGCTAGTTTTACACAAGCTTTCGTGAACGAATTAATGATGTTCCCAAATGGTAAACATGACGATCAAGTTGACTCTGTCACACTATTCCTTAATACTAGATTAACCATTATGGCCAATATTAGATTGATCAAATTAGGGTAATCCCCAATATAGAGTAAATGTTTAAAAGCCTTAATAGATTTATCCCAAATTTTTCCACTAAGTCATCTATTTCCGAGTCCTCTACACTAGCTGCGATTATGCAGCTAAAATATGAGAGCTTCGATAATATGACTCTCCGCCAAATCATAAAAAACTACACAGCATGTAGTCCAGTATACGACGCTACTAATAGAATTGCAGAATCATGCTTGGATATCCCTATAGCATTGAAGGAGAAAGATAAACAAGTATTTATATACAAGCACCCGTTCCTAGACTTATTAGCTAAACCAAATCCATACCAAGATCAAGAGGAATTTTTAGAAGAGATTTATAATACGTATCTTTTATTCAATAACCTTTTCATCCACATATCAGGAATAGGTAAACCATTAGAGCTTTACGTATTAAAACCTCAGAATATGGAGTACCGGTGTGATTCTAATGGGTATCCTACCGAGCTAGTACATACCACTGGGAATTCAGGAGTGGCTGTAAGGTATATTTACAATCCTGTTAAAAAAGGATTCTTTGATGATAAAGGCAGTGAAGCTGTTCATCTAAGAGGGTACAATCCCGACACTAAAACAAATACCTCAGGATATTTTGGAATACCTAGAATACAACCACTTCAGGTTGAGATATTACAGTATATTCTACTCAACACCCATAACCACGCACTTTTAAAAAACCAAGGAAGACCCTCAGGTTTGATTACGTACAAAGGATCTCCAATGGACCTTAGTGATGAAATGGTTGCCCGGATGGAATCTTCATTTAAGGAAATGTTATCTGGAGCAGAGAACGCAGGTAGAATGCCCTTTCTAACAGGTGATTTTGATTTCAAGCAACTATCTGAATCCATCAAAGATATGGATTTTCCCAAACTAGCTACAAGGTTAAGTGAGAATATATACAAAGCATATCACATCCCTCTTCCATTTGTGACTAACGACAAGACTACTATGAGCAATCTCGGGGAGTCCCAAGTTATGTACTACAGGGATGCGGTGTTCCCGATTATATCTAGAGTAACTAAGTTTTTGATGAGGAGAATTCTACACACAAGGTACGGCGACTCTGATAAATATGTGTTAGCGTTTGATGAAACCACCGTATCTGTAATTAGAGACCAGTTAATAAAAGACACTGATAGAATATCGAAAGCATGTGTACTCACCACTAACGAACTTAGAGGTAGAATTGGATATGAATCCATATCAGATGGGGATGCCGTGCAGGTACCTCTCAATATGCAGGCATTAGGGCAGGACCAATTCACAGACGACCAACGTACCAAACCAGCTAAGAAACAATCCGAAGAGTATGTAAAGCTTGTTCTAAAGAGATATAATTATTCAGATGCCGAAATAGAGCTATATTTAAATAATGCCTAGTATAGCTGAGGTAACGCTGGACCAAGAAAAGATGGAGATAGAGGCGAGTTTCTACCCAGATATATTAGATACACTAAATAGTATTTATGATGATTTGGAAATCGTATTATCTGTAAATCCTGATTTAAATATAGCTGAATTCTTAGAAAAGGAAGGTGTAGCCATTAGAGCTGTTTTAATAAACCTTTATAGGACCACGATAGATGAAGTAGGTAAACCATTATCCCAAGAAAGTAATATATTTGATAAGAATACTAACTCTGAAAAAGAGTTGTCCCAAATAAACAATACGTTGGCGGAACTGTCAATATTATTCTTACTGGACACATCAACCTCTCAAGTACAGCACATAGTAGATAATATTGGTAAGGAAGTATCTAAAAATAAGTTATTAGCTAGAAACCAACATATAAGAATACTTTTGGATCTGGACGCAGAACTACAGCAAGCGCAGGAGAGTCTTTTTTTAGGGATAGGTACATTACAAGATGTGCGAGATATTGAAGACAGGATTAATAACTTATCATCGTTCCCGACAGGTATATTAGCAGGACTAGTAATTGATAAACTTAGACGAAGCATAGAAAGTAGAGCTAAACTAATTGTGGAATACAATGTTGGGCTAGCTGAGTCATGGGCTAGAGATACTGAAGCAGACCTGTTTAAAGCGGCTATATTAGCGGGAACACTTACAGTGGAGGGTTTAAAACCAGAACTAATCGAGGAGTGGGTGACTATGAATGACTCTCGAGTACGAAACTCCCATGTAATAGCAGACGGACAAATAAAAGTAAATGGAACTTTCACCGTAATGGGCGAGCAACTTAAATATCCCAGAGACACCAACGGTTCACTCCCAAATATTCTGGGATGCAGATGTACAATACGTAGACAATTTAAATTAGGCTAACAATGGATTTAGAGAAAAGAGAATATAAAAACATCCCACTAGAAATTAAAGAAATTGGTGAGGAAGGCGAATTCTACATCATCAAAGGATACGCATCTACATTTGGGAATATAGATCTCCAAGGGGATGTTATAGCCAAAGGTGCTTTTATAGAGTCTCTTAAAAACAATAAAATAGTCATGTTATGGCAACATAAGATGGATGAGCCTGTTGGAGTTTTCTATAAAGCATATGAGGATGAAAAGGGATTGTTTGTGGAAGGTAGACTACCAAAGGATGATGAGTTTGTGAAAACTAGGGTAGTGCCTCAATTAAAGATTGGTTCAGTTGGGTCGTTTAGTGTGGGCTTCATCTCCAAACAGGTGGAATACGAAGGGGCTAAAAGCTACGGCGGGGAAGACGGAAAAACAGTTAGAGTAATTAAGGAGCTGGACCTATTCGAAACATCATTGGTGACTATGCCCGCTAATCCATTAGCTGTAGTGACTGATTTTAAATCCCTTCAAATGTTGGATGAAATTGATATCGACGAGAAAGTAAGGTTAAACATTAAAGCTAAGATCCAAGACAAAATAAAAGAGAATAATGCCCAGTTAGACATAAAAGAGGTGGGTAATATAGAATGTATGAAAGATATCGAATCAATTTTGAAAGACAGAGCAGGGATGTCACAATCCGAGCGTAAAATCTTGATTTCAAAAATAAAAAGCTATTCACGAGAGGTGACTAGCGATGAAGAGACCGCAGTCGAATTTAAAAAATGGGCTGAGGAGTACGAACTAAAGCAAATGTTAAAAAACATAATCTCTCTGTGAGCAATATATGGTAGTTGAAGAAGTAAAGAAATTAATGGAAGGCGTCAGTGAAAAAATTGAAGCCATTCAAACAAAAAATACAGACATCGAAAAAAAGTATGATGGTCTACGTAATGAGGAAATTAAAGGTCTCCAAGAAGACGTACTAAAAAGTGCACAAGTAGCTCAAGATCTCAAACAAGCTCATGAAGCTATCTCAAAGCAAGTAGATGAAGCAGTTGCTTTGATGAGTCGTCCAGGTGCCGGATCTTCAGACAAGGATGAAGTAGCTGAAGAGTATAAAACAGCTATGCTTGAATATTTCAGAAAAGGCAAGGAAATTGACCCTAGTATTTCAGAAAAAGTAGCTAAGCAATTTACTGAGAAGCATTTTGGATACGAAAGTGATCGAAGTAAAGACATGATATCCAAAACACTTTTGACGGATTCTAACCCTGATGGTGGATATTTAGTTCTTCCAGAAAGAATTTCAGGTTTCATGATCGACAGAACATTTGAAAGTTCTCCTATTAGAGCAGTTGCAAATGTAATCACTACATCAACCAATATGGTAGAGATCGTTATCGACGATAATGAATCAACATCAGGTGGATGGGTAAGTGAAGAAGGTGAGCGACCAGGAACAAATACCGCACAAGTTGGTATGTTAGAAATAGCTACACACGAGCAGTATGCTGAGCCTAAGATCTCTAGAAAAATGTTGGATGATAGCTCAATTAACATTGAAGCTTGGGCAGCTAATAAAACAGACGACATCCTTCGTAGAACAGAAAATACATCTTTCGTGTCAGGTAATGGTGTAGCTAAGCCAAAAGGATTCCTTTCATATGATGCATGGGCAGTTGCAGGTGCTTACGAAAGAGGGAAGATCGAACAGCTTGATTCAGGCAGTAACGGACTATTTACAGCAGACTCTATAAAAATTTTACAAAATTCTTTGAAAGAGCCTTACCAATCTCGTGCAGTATTTATGTTGAAGCGAGCATCTTGGACAGGTATTTCTACTTTAAAGGACAGCAACGGAGCGTATCTTTTAGACCCTAGATCATTGAAAGATGGTGATACTTTGAGATTGTTAGGTAGCCAAGTGATTTTCGCAGATGATATTCCAGCACAAGCAACTGACGCACTAGCTATGGCATATGGTGATTTTCAAGTAGGATATACTATTGTAGATAGACTAGGAATTCGTGTTTTGAGAGACCCTCTAACCGACAAAAGGTATGTTAAATATTACACAACTAAAAGAGTGGGCGGCGCCGTAACCAATTACGAAGCAATCAAACTTTTAAAATTATCAGCTTAATAGAGGAATTATGGCAGTTAAAGAAATCACAACTAACCTAAGGCAAGAGATTGCCTTAGCTCCACAAACTCTTACTACAGGGACTGATGTAGGTAATATCATCGACGTACAAGATGCTGATTCAGGAGTTATGTTCACAATCTTCACAGGAGCATATACTAACGGTACTTTTACACCAACCTTGTTTGAGTCAGACGCTGCTGATATGGCGGGTGCCACTGCGGTAGCTGATTTAGAATTAGTAGGTCAAGACCCAACTAGTTCAGATACTCCTGAAGTACAGGCAGTTATTTCTGCAGCGAACAAGATTAAGAAACTTGGGTACACAGGCGTTAAGAGATATCTTAGACTAACTATCGTAACTACTTCCGCTGCTGCTGGAGCAGTTGTTGGAAGTACAGTAACTAAGTCAATGGAAACAAAACCAGTTGAAGTAGTCGCGTAATTGTGGACGTAAAAATTACTTCAGAAGGAAAAGTATATGAAGGTGTCACGACTCTTCATGTGTTTTCTTCTGAAGATATTGATAAGGTTTTTAATTTTCAGCCTAAATTCGCAGGAAGACTTGTTGAATTAGGAATGGCTGAGGATGTTTCTAAGCCCAAAGAAATAGAAGTTCCAGAAGTAAATCTAGAAGTTCCTAAAGTAAAGCTAGAAGTTCCAAAAGTAAAGCTAGAAGTTCCAAAAGTAAAGCTAGAAGTAAAGACAACTAAGAAACAAACAAACAAAAAGAAATGAAATGAAAATTAAATAATATACAACATCTTAAATGAGTCTTCCAACCTTTTATTCCACATCCTCAAACATAGGCAACATTAAACCCGTTAACTATGTTCTAGTAACAGGACCCGCGGGGCTAGCAGTATCTATAGACTCCGTAAAAACACACCTAAAAATCATAGGAACTGACGAAGATGTTGAGTTAACAGATATAATTAAAGCAGCTACCACCTTTGGGGAAAAAGTAACTGGTAGAGATTTTATAAACAAAACGTACGCTACATATTTAGATTGCTTTCCAATAGGGTCAGTGAATGGCGTAACCATTCAAAAGTCTAAACTACAATCAGTTACGTCAATAGAATACTACACAGCAGGCGTATTAACTACGTATAACTCAGTAAATTATTATTTCACAGAAGATAGTGAGTACTCTTCAATATATTTATTGGAAAGTAAGTCATGGCCTTCAATAGACAACAGGCGACAGGCAATAAAGTTCACATTTGTGAGCGGTTATGGAGCTACTGAAACGGATGTACCTGAAATAATTAAAAGAGCGTTGTTGGCACATATAACCGACTTATATGAAAATAAAGGGGATTGTTCGGACTGTGATGGAGAATCTATTTCTAAGCAAGCTGAGGCACTATATAAGCCCTGTATTGTATCTACAAACCGATTTAGAATAATATAATGGCATGTAAAACAATTGGATATAAGAAATGGAAACTTTGTGCTTCTAATCTAAAGAATAAAATAGTTATCCAATACCCCGCATCAATATCCCTTAATTCCCCCGACTCCAATGTAGGGAGTTCTTTCATAGAGGTGTTCACTGCGTGGAGCATGGTGAAAACAAGACCAAGTAGAGACGGCTTCTTCGACCAAGTCAATCTAGCCAATTCATTGAATATAGATTTTTACATCAGGTACACCACTCAATTAGATATTGATAGAGAAATATGGGTACTTTTTAATGATCGTAGATACAAAGTTGAAATTATAGAAAATATAGAAGAACTTAATAAAACATATAGATTAGGGGCGGTAGTTAAAGGCCCTCAATCAATAGCTGCAAACCAAAGGTGAGTAATATAATCACACTGGAGATTGAAAACCAAGACGAGGTTATAAAGTTTTTTGAAGATATGCCTATCTACGCTAAGCGAGCCTTCAAACGAGGGTTTGATATCTCAGGTAGGGAGCAGACAGACTATATTAAAAAAAGAATGGGAAGACGGGATAAGACCGGAAACCTATATACTAGGCATGTAGGCGCTGCAGGGGCTCTACTTAGTAAACCCTTAACACATGTCGCTTCGGCTCCTGGGGAATCTCCCTCAGTGATAACGGGAGCTCTACGGGGTTCTGTGGGATATACTGTTGCCGGATGGGATTCTATGTATGTTGGGGCAGGTAGTCGAGACGTTCAATACGCGAAAGTACTTGAGGATGGAGGAGCATCCCCTGCTAGTTTTGAAAAAGTGAATTTCAAGGGAGGATTCATCCAACCCAGACACTACCTTAAAAAAAGTACTAGACTATTCGCTCCCCAAGTAAGAAATGAAATCAACAAACAACTTAATGGTATGATGAAAAGAAAAGGAATGGAGCCAACAAGATGAAAGGTGTAGATGTTTCGAACAGACTAAAGCAGTTTCTACCT